AAACCAATTGGTTGAACAACGGCGTTTTCCCCGGAAGTTGTTCCACTATTGACGGTTAATTTTCCTTCACTTATGTAGGTGCCCAAATTTCCAATTGAAGCAATGTACTCAGTAGCAGAGAGCATTCTTCTTTGAGACAGACGAACATTATAGTCTGGTGTTTGAGGACTAGATGCACTACTCTGCAAATTTATACTACAAGTATCCTTTGGATTGTTTGTCAAATCTCTATCGAGCTGTATTAACATTTGTTCAATAGAACTTTTATTACCCTCTACAACTTGTGTGAAAAACTCTCCAACTTGAACGGCTTGACCTAAAGGAGTTGCTCTGGTTTGGTACAATTGTTTGTTTGTACTACTTGTATAAGTTTGATAGTAAACATCATAATTCTGAACATCTTGACCTAGATTCTCAGGCTTAGGAATATCGTTATCAAAATAAAGGGCGTAATTTGACAATTTTGAATAATCAAATCCAGAGAACTGTCTTTTTTGACTTGTTGCTGGCTGATATCCATTTCCATCTGAACCTCCTGCTGTTGTTCCAAAACCCCCAGTTTGTACAGACCTTACATAATATTCAACATCTTCTCCTGGAACATTCTTAGTTTGAAGTCTTTGTTGGATTTCAAAAATATCATTTGGATTCACCGTATAATATTTTCTGGCCAATTCGTACAAATCGTATTTTCTACACCCAGCAAAAAATGAATCCAATATTTGGTCAGCTCTTTGTCTGATATTTGTGTCGTTTAAAACTCTGTTTACTAACATGTTTAAAACCGATGGATGGTCTACCACGATTTTCCAAGTTAGAGAACCCGAGCGTGAACTATTTGAATATGTAAAAACAGGTTCTGGTCTTCCAATAAAATCTGTTTGTTTAAAACTTGCCCTTGTACTTTCGTTGAAAGTTAACCCGTAGGGTGGAAACCACATAACTCTACCACCATTTGGACCTCTTTCACATATAGGCAAATCAGCAACTGTATAGCCAGGCCTATTCGAAGTTCTCCAAGCAAGGTTTTCAAGAGAAAACATATATTTTTTTGCGTAACCATTAGGACCTCCAATTAAGTTTGTTGAGTCTTGACCCCCTTCTCTTTTGTTTGGGGCAATGTTTAGATTGTATGTTTTGTCAAAAATAGAATACGAAAATCTTCTACCTTCTGTTGTAATACCATCAACCTTTTGTAGGTCGTTATATTGAAGATACGGAGTATCTTTTTGAAATATTCTACAATATTCAACACCTACTTCAGCCCCAATTGCGCCAACATATCTTCTTACTCTTGAACCCTTGGTAATTTCTGTATACCCATCGTTGAACACTTTTGAAACCTGGTCTATTGCATTTCCCACGTGTTGCAGTCTTCTCCCCCCTCTTGGTTGTGAATCAATAATTCTTTGAGTATCGTCCATGATGGACCCTTGTCTAAACTCAAACTCTGTTGATTCCGTTGGCTGATACGCTGAAGGTCTAAAGTCTGGGTCCTCCGCTATTGGGTCTCCACCGAGTCCAACAAATTTTCCAGCATTACCCTTATATTTTGGTGACACCCACGTAAAACCTCCGACAATATCACCACCACTACTATATGTTGGCCCATTAGCTCCAAGATTAAGAGCTTGACCTGGTCCTTCGTAGAGTTGTGCAAGTTCCTGTGGTCCATATACCGGTGCTTGAATTTCTCTTCCAAACTGGTCTACTGGAACATCACCAGAGGGTGAGAATACTTGGGAAGGTTCACTTTTAACACTACCAATATAGTATTCACCGTTGTTTGTATTTCTTCCCCGAAGTGCCCCTGCTACCCTATCGAAAATGGGTCTGTCGTAACCTGGCTTGTACAGGTTGTAATCTAAGTTTTTAAATAACTGCGACCTTTGACCCCCACCAGTATTTTCTAAAAGTAATATTGACCCTCTTAAATTTGATTGCGAATTTAATCTGGCAAAAAATCTTCCAAGACCTGCTGCAGCATTTGCGCCCAGAAAAGCTGAGGCAAGTTGTTGACCTGTCGTTGGTATTCCACTATTGATTTGTGGGTCAAAGTAACTTCCTGGTATAACGGAAAATGGAGCATAAGCTCCGGAGATTCTATTTAACAACCCTGCTGCTGCCCCGATGATTGTTGAACCCTCGGTAATTGTAAAGTTTGGTTCTAAAAGGGGTACTCTTCCATTGATAAATGCAAGAATATCTTCCCCCCCGTTTACATTAAGGAAGTTTGCCCGACCACGGGTGTTGTTTCTTATTTGCTGTGCAATATTAAATTCAACCTGTCGTCTCAGAGATGTGGCACTTAGTTTCGCAAGAAAAGAATCACTAGATAATAAACCATTAGAACCCGCAGGGTCCTGACTAAGCATAATGCCAATTAGAGGATATGACGATGGGTTAAAGTTTGGGTATGGCTGGGCGTTTGTGGTACGGCCATTATTTTGTGTTAAAATCTCAATTGAACTGAAAAACTGTGCGGAATCCGTTAATTGGTCTGTGCTGGCATAAGCGTTAAGGGGTTTCCATGCTGGTGCAATACCAGGAAAGCCAACTTGTGCAGCGCTAAATCCTTCGTCAATTATATTGGCATCTTGAAACCCATACTCACCCTCATTTGAGTTGGTATTATTTAGTGCTCCAATAAAAGGGGCTTGTTTGTACCCCCCCTCTGCACCATATTGGTTTAAAGGGTATAGTAAATTTGCAAGAATTGGGGTATCGATTAACGTGTCATCGGTATCGACTGGTGATAAATCTCGCTGTATAGTTTCGTAGTTAAAGGGGGGGCTTGGAAACTTAGGGGATTTATTGTATGGCACTAAATTTCTTACCACAAGTTTTTTTCTAAAAACTTCGGAGCTAGGAAAATCTAGTGGGCTTGCCATTAATACTTTTATTTATAAATAGAGTTATTTATTTTTTCAGAGGTTGTATTTCAGTATTTACCATACCTTTTACAATTTTGAATATTTGCGTTTGTACTTCTGGATTGTTGAAAATGTTAAACACTTGTTGGTCTGTTAGATTGGATGGTGAATCAACTTTAATATTTATTCCGCCTTTTACTTCGACTTGACCACTTACGGTAGTTTGCCCACTTTCTCTTTGTTGTTTTGTATAGGAATCAAAACTGCTCATTTCTCCCTCTTGGCTGCTGGCAATACCCAGTTTTTTGAATCTATCTCTTCCAGATTCCATGTTCTGGAATGCGGAAACAACATTTTGCATTCTCCCTGCAACATCTAGATTAACTTTTCCCTCCTCGATACTTCTGTTGAGAACATTTTGTAAATCACCAATAGATGCCGTCCCTTTTATTAGGTCTTGAGCTGTTTTTGCCAATTCTCCACCAACACCCTCAAAAGCTTCTCTAAATTCCTTTGTTGTCGGAATTGCTTTTTCTCCATATGCTTCTTTGGCAAAATTATCAAAACCTTCTCTTAGACTTTCGATACCTCTTACTAAACCTGTTTGACCCGCTAGTGCATAACCCAATCTCATTGGTAACGCGGCAATGTCCTTAGCAATTAAAACGTCAGTATCCAATTGTGCTCTTGCTATTTCTTCCATAGTTCCTGGACGAAGTGCAGCTTGTTGTTTGATTTGTTGAAACTGTGCATCGGTCAAGTCTTCTAAGGCTTCTGTTTGTTTTTTACCTTGTTCGTCTTGGAATTCAACATAGAACCTCTTGTCCTCCCCCATTTTGGCCATGTTCGCCACCAACATCTTGTCCTCTTCACTTCCTTGAACATCAAAGGAGATTTGACTTAATCTTCTATCTAAATCTGCAGCAGCAAGCGCAGTTTTGGTCATATTTTCGTAGCTAAGACCAGTTTGCTCCTGTAGTTCTTTCAACAGACGAACTCCCCCCGGATTAATTCTAAAGTTGCCGGTTTTCTCATCGAAGATTGTGAATTGTTTGGCAAGGTCTATAATTGAATCTTGCAGTCCCTCTGGGTCGTTGATTGACTTGTCCATTAAAATGAATGGGTCAACTAAATCACCCGAGGCAACACCCAATCTTTGGAATGCAGCAGCCATTTGTATAGCCCCATCCGGATTCAAAACTTTGTCAGCAAACTCAGCTGTTTGATTCATGTCAAACCTCAACATTGAGGCTTGTGCTGCCATCTTACTTAAACCTAATACACCCCCCTCGAAATTGAAACGGTTCATATACTCCATTCTTAGGGCAACATCACCCATTATGGTTCGAGCATTAAGTCCTATTGATTGAATATAATTTACGGATTCTTCTGTTGCTTCCGCAATATTGGACATTTCAACGCCCGCAATAGCAAAACTTTCTGTAATATCTTTAGCACTAATACCCAAATACTCTGCGGTAGCAAATATTTCAGTGAGGGTTTCTTTTGTTGCAACTACGTTTCGCCTAGAAGCTTCCCCTATACCTGCGATTGTTGCACTAACATCCGATGCTTCACCCCCTAAACGAACAAAATCAGCAACGCTATCAGAAACAGCTGTGGAAAACTCTAAGTACCTAGTTCGAGTTTCACCAAACGAACGATTGATATCACTAATACCATCTTGTATTCTGCCGATGTTACCGAGTAAATCTGCAGATTCTGCTAGAAGTTTTTTAAATAATTCAGCTCCTCTTATGTTTTCTTCAGCCATCTACGGTGTTTTTAATATAAATAGAGTTTTTTAATTTTTCTCTTTTTCTTTAACCCATTTATCTAACATATATTTTCTAACAAAGAGAGGCATATTCATAAAATCATTGTAAGAAACGTGAAAAATCTGAGCCAAATAGTAGAATTCATCTATTTGACCTTGTCGGTAATCAGAAGAAAGGGCGAAAAAAGTCAACCCCGAAGCCGATGTTCACAGACAGCTTTTCTCCTGACGGGGTAATTACAACCCTAACCATATCTAATCGGGGTTCGTTTTCATTCATGAATTTTTTTATGTATTTGGAATCTGCCAAAGGCATAGATTCTATGAACTTGTGAATTTCACCTTTGTCCGTTGTGCCTTCGATAGCAACAATTTCTTTTTGAAGTCTCCAAGTTCTAACAGGGGCTATTCTTCCTTGAGGATAAGTTTCGCTCATGTTAGATATTTCAGTTGTTTCACCGAATGAAAGTGGTTTCAACTTAATGTTTTTTTCAGACACCGGTAGCCTAACGCTGAATGTTCCGTCAGCATCTGGTTCCTCACCCTTTTTTATGTTAAGTTCATCCAGCCTTTCTGTGGCTTGAAATCTCTTATTTGTTTTGGGGTCAGTTAAGTTCAACTCAATCGATGGCCCAAATGCTGTGTTTCTCAGAAAAACAAGAATTGCCTCGATATCCCCTTCTAAAAGTTCTTCGGGTTTTAAACCTGGCTCATAAATTTTTGCTCTGAGTAGATTCAAAGTCATATCTTTACCGCCAGCCATGAGTATGTTTTCATCACTTGCAGTCAGATAACCAACCTTAATAGAAGATTTTTTATTTTTATAAAATACTCCTTGGGAAGGAAGTGGTACCACATCATGTGGTAGGGAAAATTGCTGTTGTGAATAATTTAAAGTTTCTTGGTCCATAATAAAAAAAACCGTAGAGTTCGGCTCTACGGTTAAATATACTAGATAAAAAAAGTAAATAAATAATTCTTAGTAAATCAATACACAACGGTCCATTCTCAACGTCGTTGTAATAGTTGCAAGAGCATCTTGAGAATAGTTAAGGGTGTTGAAGTTTACGTCGGTAAGGAATGTTCCGTAAAGAATCCATTTTTCAACTACTACACCCGTTGGGTCAAGCATTTCCAAATCAATATCTTTTTTGTAACCAGCTGCGTATCCCATACGGCCTGTTACTGATTCCGCATGTAAACGCACCCACTCCATTAGAGCTTGGGCTGCCGAAGGACCAATTGGGTCACGGAAAGTTACTGGAATTGTTTGCCAGTTAAATCTTCCCGCAACAAAAGTTGAGGTATTCAAAAACTGAATTTCTGTTGGGTTGATGGTGATGTGAGGTCTAGCCGTAGATTCTACGAACCACTCATTGATACCCAAAGATGATGGAAACCTTAATATAAACCTGTTTTGTCTTTTAGGTTCGTAAGGAATCGGCATTTTCATTAATAAATCCGCCATTGTGTTTTCTTATTTTTACTTTTTATCGTTTATTATAAATATACTCTTGGTGGAAAACTTTTTCTATTTACTTTTTTTTGGTGGAGAGTTAAAATTCCCATATAAGTATTAAGTATTAAGTATTAAGTATTAAGTATTAAGTATTAAGTATTAAGTATTAAGTATTAAGTATTAAGTATTAAGTATTAAGTA